CATTTCATCGTATCCAGAGTTACCTGTAGGTACTTCTGTAAACATGAATGCATCTTTGTCGGGAAATATTTTATATACTGCCATGTGTTAAATTATTGATCTGCCTTTTATGTCTTCGTTAGGAAATTTAATTTCAAATATACAAGGATCTAAAGACGGGTAAACTGTATTGTTTTTAGTTGCACCGGTTACGTCGTATCCATATTCTGAGTAGTTTCCTCCGTTAATGTTTACTATTTCTAATTTCTGTACTGTTTGAACACCTTTTACTTTGTCTAGTATAACAGATATTTCAGATAAGTTTATAGGTTGGTTTATGCTACGTTTACTTATTTTAAAATACTCTTGTAATTCTAGATTACAGTTCAGTATTACATCTCTACTAGCATAGTTTGGTCTAATTTTTATTTCGTAATTTACTCCAATATTTACTACAAAAGCATCTTTTATATTAATACTGTCGGTGATTAACATAAACTCTGCTAAGTAAGTTTTTAGGTTATCTTTTAGTGTTGAACTAGCAGTTACTAATTTTTGATCGTTGTCATATCCTAACACATATAAAGAAAGAGCAAGTGGATTATTATCTACTATACTATCCTGTAGGTTAGTGTTTGTAAGCTGATCTTGTGCAACATATACTTTAGATATACTTCCGTATTTTGACGGTAAAGAGAGAGCTCTTACAGTATAATCTTGTAGTGTTACTGCTCTACCCTGTTCGTTAAATGCTCTTAAACTATTCTCTCTCAACTCTTCAACAGTGTCTCCGTCTCTTCCTCCTGCTGCTGGTAAGTTATTAGATATTGTAAAAGTACCTGATGGTAAGGTATCCACAGCGGTTGTTATACTGTTAGCGGGTACATTTGCTTCTATACCTCCTCCTTTAAGGTACGTAATAGTAAGGTTAGTATTAGAAGGTGCTATTCCATATGATTTACTATATGTAAAGTTAGAGGGGTCATAAGTAGTAGCGAGTGAACCAGATCCATTATAGTTAAGAGATCCTTGATTAGTTACATTACCTATCGTAGACGGGTCAGGAAGTATGACAGAATCATCCGAACTAAGTGTGCCTGCTCCAAACTGTATGTCTAAGTTTCCGTTAGATCTAAATCTTGTAACAAATCTCCTTGGCACTTTTTTAAGTGCTAAAACAAACGGCACTTGATTAGAGTCAGAAGAACTATTTTGTTCGTCTAAAAATACTGTATCTTGACCTAAAAAGGGAACCTCTACATATTCTTTTCCGTCGCTATCAATAATACTAAGTACCTGTACTATATTATCATCAGATAAAGTTATAGTTTTAAACTTTTCTGCAGATCCTACGGTCACTACTTTACTTTCTTTTACTCCGGAAATCGCTTTAACTGTCTTGCTAAGTAGGTAAGCATCGGGTACGTTGCTACCGTCTACTGAACTTACAGTAATACTAGTTGGATCATAAGAGCTGCTAAAGTTAAAATTGACAGCATTTGGTATGAAAAACCTAGTCTTCGAACTATCTGATGATTCAAATCTAAAGTTAGAAGGTATAGTTTTTGCTTCTGTAAAGTCGGGTAATCCAGCTCCAGTTGCACTTACTTGTTGCGTTACTGTAAGTGAGGCTTCTGATACTCCTGTTATTTTTGGTTTATAGCCCATCATGTAGGCTAGGTTAAATAAGTTTTTAGGGTCTTTAGCGTGAGTTAAAAAGGTTTCTTGTAGTTGAGTGTCTTGGTAGAAAGAAAGTACATCCCCTACATAAGAAGCCATTTCTATAAACATCATTCCTGGAGATGTAGGTGAGAAATCGTTATAAGAGTCAGGAAAGTAGTTCTTAGCAAACTCTACAAGTTGACTTCGAAAATCGCTAAATTCTCTACTTACATATTTTATGTCTCTTGATTCTGCCATTATTGTATGTTAATTAAAATTTCGTCTTGTATATTTTGATCAGTAATAGCATATTTTAAAAAAAAACTTATAGTATTACTGTCAGGTTCAGATCCTAGCTTTATTAAGGTAGGTTTGATATTAGGAAAGAATCGGGTAATATTAGTAGAAATCATTTCTTTTATATCGTCTAACTCTTGCTGGTTTATATTTTCAAATAGTAAGTCTCTTAATCCTCCTCCGAAAGTTGGATTCAAAGGTCTTTCTCCTATATTAGTTAAAAGAAAATTAATTAAGTTTACTTTAAGTGCATCTTTAGTCTGGTAGGTAGAATTGAAAACAGAAGGAGAGGAGAATGGTAAATCTACTCCTACAGCTTTTCTAGGCTGTCTATCTAACGGGTTTATCTTTTTTGCACTTACTGCCATTATATTCTTACTTGTCCTTTAGCTTGAATTTCATTTGACTTATCGTATATAGCTTTAGCTTTACTAACAAAGTCTAGTTTACTTATATCTATTCCTGGCATTGGACCTGCGTTTTGACCTAATCCCATATCAGATGCTATGTTAGAAGCAAAGTTTGGTTTCTTAACCATAGAAGAGTTTGCGTTTATGACGTTCTTATAGTCTTCTCCGGTCATTTCTTGTTTAGTCATATTTAACATCTCTTCTAAAGGAACTGTACCGGTGTTCATTTTACCTGTAGACCATGTTCTTTTTAAGTCTGTTTGTTTTACTGCCTTATATTCTTGTGGTGATGGTGCACTTGCTGCTTTTACAGCTTCGTTTAACATCTCTTGTAACTCATCCTTTACGGCAGATCGTACCTCTTCGCGGATAATTTTACGTAATTGATCTAGTTTCATATATATAAATAGTTAGTTTATGGAAGTTGATTGTCTATTCTAAATTTTATTTCTTTTATAAGTACTTTTGAATCACCTGCAAAAGATAATGGACCCTTAAGTACAGCTATACCTCTGTAATCATAAGCAACTGCTTGTCGTTGAGGTGCTATAGAAGGAGAGTTAGGATCAGTAACAACTTTAATTGTGTATATAGACCCAGAAGTTGATTTATATTCTGTATCGTTATTGGTTTCTATATCTACTCCTTTTAGTATCTCTTCTCTTTCGTCAGCTGTTAGGTTAGGATTAGCGGAGCATCTGTTGAGCAGTGTTTTAATAAGTGCTATCTTTGCTTGTAGTGGAACAAATATAAGGTCAAAATTTCTAAGAAGCTCTTCTATATTGTCGTTTTCGTTTTCTATATCTTCTAGAGTTTCGGTAAGCCATTTTAACTTAGCTGATTGACTCTGCACTACTCCTTGTGGTAAAGAGAATATTACACCACCGGCAGGTCCTGGTGGTAAACCAAGTGTGGTTTGTACAGGGTTGTGTGATAATATATCTATTGCTACTTTTAATAAGTCTATCATTACACCTAGAGCTTTAGTTAGTCTGTGTAGTTTTTTTGCTCGTCTATTAGCAGAAGAGACTAGTGAGTCTACCCTATCGAGTGTTTTGCCCATACTATTCAACACTTTTGGAGGAGGACAAGCAGTTCTCAATTTGTCAAGTATCTCTAGTATTTTCTTTTCTGCATACCTTCTTGCTATACCTTCAGCGTATGCTAAAGCTACTGCTGCATATTTTGCTAAATTAAGCTTAAGTGATTTAAGTAGCGAGTGAGGCATTATTCAGTGAATGTTTTTGTAGATTTAATTTTAGATTTACCGTTAGGGTTAATATAGCCTTGTAGTATGTCGGCAGTAAATTTTAAACTAATACCGTACCCGTTCAAGTTAGGTATAGCTTTAAAGTCTTGTGTTTTAGCTGATGTTAATTTTTTAGACAGTACCTTAAGTTCATCTACTAGTATCTGTAAGAAGTCTTCTAGTCTATGGCCCAGTACAACCGGCTCAGCAGAGCCAAGCTTAGTATCTTTATTTTTTGCACCTTGCCCTAGATATATCTTTTTAGCATCTAAACTAATATAGTCTTCACCGTCTATACCTACATCCTTTGAAGATACAGTTAAACTCTCGTTTGACGATAAGATTATATCATCTTTTTTTGCATTAAACACTAACCTGTCTGAGTTAATAATGATCTGTGCACCTTTATATTTGTCTGCTATAATAGTCTTTTCGACGTTTGATTCAAGTTTAACTCTTGCTTGAGAAAGTGGAATAAGGTGATTTGAAGTCACATATATACTAGAATCATCTTTATTAATATCTTCTACAGTAGGTAGAAGTATATCTCCTGTATACGGTCTACCGTTACTTATTATAGTATAGGGGCTTCCTTCATTTATATCGTCTGTGTATATATTCTTGTTTCCTTTATACCCTCCCAGTCTTATTGAGTTACCAAATCTACCGTCTATTATATGATCACCGTGATTTGGGTAGAGAGTATTAACGCTGTCGAGTTCTTTAGCGTTATTTCCTATATCAGTTATAGTGTTATCATTAGCAGGAGCTGCATTATGATTAGCAGCATTCCATATAGATATTACTGAAGAGTAGTATACTTTAAGTTCACTGTCGTCTCTATCTGCT